CATGCCTGCCTTGCCTTGCTGCGGCCCAGAGCCGCGGTGAGGTCTGATACCTAGCACGCTCCGAAGCGTGCGTCCACAAAAAAGATCACCGGGGAGTGGACAGCCTCGCGGACATAGCCTAGACCCTCCGGTAGGGCGCAGTGGATTCTGCGCGGGCGACAGCGGCGACCGAGACCCAGACGGGCCCCCGGGGAGACAACCGGGAAGCCATGGGGGGTAGGGGGGCTCTTGCAGCTCCCTCCTCCCTCCGGGCCCCTGATCCGACGTAGAACGTAGCTGATTCCGCAGACTTACGAGATAGTCGAAAAAAGAATTGGACAGACTCTTGGGAGCGTACTAGGATACTTCTCAGAGACGACGCCAGCGAGGCTGGCAGGAAGGCAAGACCATGAAGAGCTACGACCGCGACGCCCTCGACCTCCTCCTCGCTCGCATCTACGGGGCGCGGCTCCGCAGGATCGACGCCCACACCGCCTCGGAGCCCTACGTCCGCCTCGGCGGTCGTCGCCTCCCCGGAGCGCAGGAGGCCCTGGCCGAGGCTCGCGCCGCCGACGCGGCGCTGGAGACTCTGCGCGTCGAGCTGGACGCTCTGCTCGGAGACGTCTCGACCGAGTGGTGATCGCAGAGCGGGCTCCGGGCTAAGGACCCGGCGCCGAGGTTCGCGACCTCGGGCCCGCATTCCCCGCCTCCTCGGGAGGCAGAAAGGCAGAGAGAGATGAACGCCCAAGAGCAGATCCAGACCGTTCTCCGCGGCCACGGCTCGCATGTCGTCGGCGCCCTCGCGATGTGGAGCCTCCGCGACGTCGTCGTCGAGCGCAGCGCCCTCCGGGCCGAGTTCGAGCGCCTCGGCCTCGGCGAGGCTGTCCCGCGGGATCCGAGCTGGAGCGCGTGCCTCACGCGGGCCTGCGAGCGCGTCCGCAAGGGCAAGCCCGGGATCGTCTTCGACAAGGTCGCCGAGACCGTCGAGCGCACCGTCTACGCGCTCTCGGACCGCTCGAAGGACGAGGCATCGGCGACGGTCAGCTACCAGCAGCGGGTCCGGATCAGCGTCTCGAAGAGCGACGGCGCCCTGCTCCTGGAGGACCCGCTCGACGCGACGCTCCTCGCGGTCGCGGAGGCGTATCAGGAGATCCTGACCTACGCGGGCACGGACGACCTCTCGGCCTGCCTCTCGCGGGCGATGACCGGGCGCACTCACGACCCGCTGCTCTCAGCGGTCAACCTGCGCGGCGAGGCGGGCGGCGTTTATTTCGTGCCCGCGGAGCGGCTCGCGACGCTCCAGGCGCTCGCGGCCTGGGTCAGCTCGCAGGGCGCGAGCGAGTTCTCCGTCTGGGAGGTCTCGGGCTCGCACCAGCATCTCGCGCAGGCGGCTCGGGCTGCGACCGCGGCGTTCTCGACGAAGCTCGACTCGCTCCGTCGCGAGGTCGAGGTCTTCGCGGCGAAGACCCGCTCGGAGGCGGGCTCGGAGGACGCGCAGACGCAGGCGCAGCTCGACGCCTCGATCGGCCTCCGACGCGAGCGGTACGAGCAGCTCGCGGCCCAGGTGGAGACCTACGCCGACGTCCTGGGCGCGAAGCGCAACGAGCTGCTCGCCTCGATCGGCGAGGCCCGCGACGCTCTGCGGCTCGCGATCCTGGGCGCCTGATCCTCGCAGCGCGACCGGCTTACGACCGGCAGAGGGGCTCGCGACCCCTCCGCGCTCTCGAAAAAACCTAGCAATCACCGAGACTTGTAAAATAGTTGCGAGAGGGACTAGACAGACGCTCCGAAGCGTCCTATAACGCTCTCATCCGAAACGGACCGGCTCCTCGGGAGCCAGAGAGGCAAGAGAGACCATGAGCATCGCAATCAAGGCAGAGGGCAAGCGGCTGTACGCAACGGGCGACACATACGCGCTGAAGGACGCGCTGAAGGGGATCGGCGCGAAGTGGGACGCCGACAAGAAGGCGTGGTGGGTCGGCACCGTCAAGCGGTCCGAGCTGGAGGCGCTCCTCGCCAAGCCCTCGACGCCTGCCCAGGACGCGCTCCCGGCGCTCTCCGGCAAGCTCGTCCCGGTCTCGGGCAACACCTACCCGGTGCGCGAGCAGCTCCGCGCCCTCGGCGGCTCCTGGGATGCGGCGGCGAAGACCTGGATGGTCGACGAGGCCCGCCTCGCCCTTGCCCTTGCGGCGGTCGCCAAGGGCTCCAGCGAGCCGCCCAAGCCGTTCCGCCACTACTCGTGCAAGCAGTGCGGCAAGCGCCCCGACTATCGAGGTTGGCCCCGCATCTACCGCAACGGCGTCTGCTCGGACTGCTACCGCGACGCATGCGACGACGACTGGTGATCGCGCAGCGCCCCGAGAGGATCGAGCCGGTTCGCTACCGGCGGGGCTCGTGAGTAGCCTCCGAGGGAGGCAGAGAGGATCGGGATGCTCTACATGCTCAAAATCGAGCTGGACGGCCACTTCCACGGAGGCCCTCCGGTCCGTCCGTGGGTCGCCAGGATCACCGGGCCAGACCCGAAATTCGGCGTTCGCCGTGAATTTCTCGATCCGCTGCGCGACTGGAGAGACGCGCACTCCGCCATGAGCGGCAGGCTCTACGGGATCACCTGCGTCTGGATGCTCTCGGAGGGCACCTACGAGGTGTCTCGGACTCGCGGTAGGTCCAGCAAGCGATACGTTTCGCGAGAGACCATCTCGATCGACAGGGCCGGGAAGCGTCGGTCGGTGTCCGAGGTCGAGGCGCTCCAGGCGATCGACGGCCAGCCAGATGGCGGGATCCGCTACCCGGTCCCAGAGGGCACGAGCGTCTCCAGGGTCGTCGGCCTGGGCACGCCAGAGGCGCTACCGTGGCTCGTGCGGGACGGGGAGCGCGTCTACCGGCTCCAGCCTCACCAGCTCTACGAGAGGGCGTCCGAGGGCCGCAGAGCGTTCCTGCTCGCGTCTCAGGACAAGGTCGAGAAGGTCTCAGAGCGGGAGGCGATTGCGTGGATCTCTCGGTGAAGCGGCGACTCGGGATCGATGTGCTCCAGGCAGCTCGTGAGCGCGTGTCCTGGGTCTTCGACAACTTTGGCCGCATCTACCTAAGCGGGCCGAGCGGCAAAGACTCCGGAGCGATGATGCACCTCGTCTGCCTGGAGGCCCGTCGACGAGGGAGGAAGGTCGCCGTCCTGTACGTTGACCTCGAAGCGCAGTACCGCGTCACGATCGAGAACGTGCGCGAGATGTTCGCCCTCTACGCTGACGTCATCGAGCCCTACTGGATCGCCCTCCCGCTTCGCCTGCGGAACGCCGTCTCGATGGAGCAGCCATACTGGGTGAGCTGGGACCCGTGGAGCCGTTCGCTCTGGGTGCGCGAACCGCCTCCGGAGGCGATCACGGATCCGAGCGCACTCCCGTTCTACCAGCAGCCTCGCCCTCCTGTTGAAGGGCGCGCTCGTGAGGCTATGGAGTTCGAGGAATTCGTGGAGAAGTTCGGGCGATGGTACTCGCAGGGAGAGCCCTGCGCGTGCTTCGTCGGCATCCGAACTGATGAGAGTCTCAATCGCTGGCGGGCGATCGTTCGCAAGAGGAAGAGTCGGCTCCATGGTCGTCCGTGGACGGCCTGGAAAGGGGAAGGGCTCTTCAACGTCTACCCGATCTTCGACTGGAAGGTCGCTGACGTCTGGACCTACTACGGCAGGGAGAGACTCGCCTACAACCGCCTCTACGACCAGATGTATCTCGCGGGTCTGTCCCTCGCGCAGATGCGGATCTGTCAGCCCTATGGAGACGATCAGCGTCGCGGGCTGGCGCTCTACCATGTCATCGAGCCCGACTCCTGGGCGAGAGTCGTGGCCCGAGTCTGCGGAGCCCGATATGGAGCCCTGTACGCTGGGAAGCGTGGGAGCATCCTCGGAAACGGTAAGGTCGAGCTGCCAGAGGGGCACACTTGGCACTCGTTCGTCCGCTTTCTGCTCGACTCGCTGCCAGCGAACGAGCGGGAACACTACGAGAACAAGATCGCCGTCTTCCTCCGCTGGTGGGAGATCAAGGGAGGCATCCAGCAGATCCCCGACGCCCAGGACGAGCAGATGAAGGCGTCCATGCGGAAGGGCGGGCCGAGCTGGGAGAGAATTGCGAAGGTGATCCTAAAGAACGACCGGATGTGCCGAGGGCTGTCGTTTTCGGCGCATAAGAGCGGCACTTATGAACGCTACGAGAAGCTAATGAGGCGCCGACGAGCCTCGTGGGGGTACTGATGATTGAAGGACTGAAAGAGATGGTCGAGCGGGTCTCTGCGCTGCCCGAGCAAGAGCGGATCGACGCGCTGAACGAGATCCGTCGCGCCCTTCACGCCGTGTCTCCGCTTCGGCATCACCCGGTCGACTTCGTCGAGTGGGTCAGGGCCGAGGAAGTACGAGGCAACGACTACAACCCAAACTCGGTCGCTCCTCCCGAGATGAAGCTCCTGGAGCACTCCATCCGAAGCAACGGATACACGATGCCGATCGTCGCTCACGATACGGGGGAGGGGCGAGTCGTGATCGATGGATTCCATCGGCACCGCGTCGGCAAGGAGCGCGTGTCGGAGTCGATTCTCGGGCGTCTACCGTTGACGCAGATCCGAGCTGATCGGTCGGACGATGCAGCTCGCATCGCAGCGACGATCGAGCACAACAGGGCTCGCGGCGAGCACTCTGTGGCGAAAATGCGGGAGATCGTTCGGCTGCTGTATCAGGCAGGGTGGAGGGACGAGAAGATCCAGGAGGAGCTGGGGATGGACCCCGACGAGGTGCTGCGCTACAAACAGATGACCGGGCTCGCCGCGCTGTTCGCCGACCGAGAGTTCAGCGAAGCATGGGAGCCGGAATGAGCCTCCGAGGGAGGCAGAGAGGAGAGACCGGATGACCCCGCATCACCTGATCGCAACTGAGCTTGGACGCGACCTCTGCGCGGAGGAGCGACTCGTCTGTGGCGTCGAGGCGCTCTGGGACGAGGAGGCCGACTCGCTGGAGCTGTCCGAGGCCGAGGTCGTCTGGCGCCTCCAGCGGCGGATCAGCGGCGCGACGACGCAGGAGCTGGCGCGGCTCGTCCCCGCCGTGCGCCTCGCCTACGCGATCGCCTGGAGGCTCGCGGTCGAGCAGCTCCTCGGCGAGGCCGCGAACCTCGACGACCTCGACGACCTCGACGACGAGGACGACGAGCCCGAGGGGCTCCCGTGCTGCCCTACCTGCGGCGGATCGGGAGGCGGGCCGGAGCACCTCCGCTGCACGGCGTGCGGAGGCTCGGGGATGTGAAATTTCGCCTCGTCCGCTCGGAGTACGGTATGCTCCGCGAGGGCGAGGCCCAGGCCCGATCACCGGGCAGCGAGGAGAGACAGATGCGACGGATCGACGACACGACGGGCGAGAGCTTCGTCAAGGCAGCCATCTACGGGCCTCCCGGGACCGGCAAGACGGACTTCGGGGTCTCGGCCCCGAAGCCGCTGATCCTCCTGTCGGAGCGGCAGGGGCTCGCGACGGTCCGCAGCGCCTCCGTGCGGCGCGGCGTGCCCGTCCCGCCGACGTTCTGGATGGAGAGCCTGGAGGACTACCGGGACGTCCTGCGGGCCCTGCACGGGCCCAAGACGGGCCCCTTCCGAGCGACCCGCTAGGGCAAGGGCGGCGAGGTCGAGGTCGCCTACGAGGGCGCGTGGCCGGAGACGGTCGTCCTCGACTCGCTGACGGACGCCTGCGAGCTGGTCGAGGCCGAGGTCCGCCGCGAGGCCCCGCCCGAGAAGGCGAAGGACGGGCTCGAACGCTGGACCGAGCGTCACTGGGCGGCGCTGCGCGACCGCTCGGAGAAGCTGATCCGTGCCTTCCGCGACGCGCCGGTCAACGTGCTTTTCCTGGCGCTCCAGGACGACCGCACGGTCGGCGAGGGCGACGAGGCGAGCCGCGTCGTGCAGCCCGCGCTCCCGATGCGGGCGCTCCCGTCGTTCCTCGCGAGCTGCGTGAACGTCGTCGGGATCACGAGCCGGAAGATCGAGGACCGCGGCGACGACGGGCAGCGCCGCGTCGTCTACGAGGTCCGAACCGTCGCGGCCTCGCACTACATGCTCAAGCCCTACAGGCCGCTCCGCGACCTGGAGGAGCCCGACTTCGCTTCCTGGGTCTCTCGCGTGCGCGAGGCCCAGACCATCCAGAACCCCCAGAACCCCCAGACCCAGAAGAGCGCGAAGGCGCAGGAAGGCAAGCCCCGATGACCC